CATGTTTATTGATAATTCTACGCAAAACATGGAACATATTTATCGTAATATTAATACACTGCTTACTAATGCGGTCGAAAAACGTTGTTTCACAACAGAGCGACCCATTGCCTGTTTATTATCTGGAGGCCTTGATAGTAGTTTAATTACTGCACTTGTAAATGATTATCATGTAAAATATGGACTGCCTCGTATTGAAACGTATAGTATTGGACTAGAGGGCTCCGTAGACTTAGAACATGCACGAATTGTCGCTGATTATTTGGGTACAAAACATACCGAAATTATTTTAACAGAGCAAGATTTTTTAGACGCTATACCCCAAGTTATTTATGCGATTGAGAGCTTTGATACTACGACGGTACGGGCTAGTATTGGTAATTGGCTTCTTGGAAAATATATTTCAGAAAATAGTGATGCCAAAGTTATTTTTAATGGTGATGGGTCTGATGAGTTAGCCGGTGGTTATTTATATATGAATTATGCACCGGATGACATTGAATTTGATAAAGAGAGCCGCCGACTCTTAGATGATATTCACTTATTTGACGTATTGCGGTCTGATAAATCCATATCGAGCCATGGTCTAGAACCAAGGACTCCGTTTTTGGACCGTGCATGGACGCAGTATTATATGTCTATTCCAGCAGAAATACGAAATCATAATAATTCCAATAATATAGAGAAATATTTGATACGTAAATCATTTAGTAGCAAGGAGGGGTTTTGGAATTCGCAAGGAAATCCGCTATTGCCCGATAAGGTCCTGTGGCGTCGTAAGGAAGCATTTAGCGATGGTGTCTCAAAACATTCGCGCTCATTATATGAAATCATACAAGAATATGCGCTTTTGAAATTTGTGTCTGACGATTTACCGCTTTATCCATTTATTGAAAGTTCAGATAATATGTACGAACATATTACCAAATTAGTTTATCAAAACAATACGCATCTCGTGCCAAAAACCGCGGAACAATTTTTGTATCGCAAGATTTTTGAATTGAATTATCCTGAAATGTCACACGTAATTCCGTATTTTTGGATGCCCAAATTTGTCGATGCAACTGACGCTAGTGCGCGTACGTTGGCAATTTATGCCAATAACGATTCAGTGGTAGATTGAAAGTTTTATAGCTCTTTTTCTAACTTTGCTGCGAATATAAAAATATTATCTTCCTTTATATCGCGTTTTAATTCCACACTTGCGCCTCCTGATAAACAAAACATACATACGTCGATTATCCAATTATGTTTTTTGTTTTTATCATTACAATCCAACATCCCATCTAATTTTAATTCCTCTTTTATTTTTGAAAAGAGTTGCTTTACAGTTATCTTTTCTCTGTCTGCCTTTTTCTTTATAAAGTATTTGGCCCCATCAACTAAATATTTTTTCCTTTTTTCGTCTAATTGTACTCGTTCATTGATATCCTCAATAAATTTAACAAATGGTTTCTCTATTATTCGTGCGTTATGTTCTTTCTCAACTTCCGTAATATTTATTGTTTTTCCATCCTTTTTATAACCAACAGTGGATACATAACCATGACTATTATACCAACTCTGCCCAGTAGCTAATACATTAAACACTGATAATGGCAATGCACATCTTCCATATCCCAATTTCTTACTACGTATTCTCATATTTCCTTCTAATTCAGATGCATCTTGAAGTAGTATTGCTTTAAAATTGTTTTGTTTTGCAAAATCCTCGACTAATTTCAATATGTCTGTGCCGCTAAAACCAGAGCATTTATTTAATTGGTTTAAATAAATGACTTCATTTGACTTGACAGTAAATTCTGCACAATTATCGTTTTCCCCAGCTAATTTAGACTTTACAAAAACCTTTGTGCTTGTTTCTAAATTAAATATAAATTCTGGGTGTTTTTCTGCATATTTATCTAACTGCTCTTGGAGTTTCGAAGTAGGTGTTTCTTCTTTCTGCGCAACTGGTACAACTTTTTTAACTGGTTCTGGGGGTTGCGGTCGCCTTCTCCTTGTAACATTAGAAATTGTTTTAAATATATTACGCAATGTATTCATAAATGTAATCTTATATAAATAACAATACATTTTTTATTAAAAATCCGTAGTAAAATCAAACACGTCCTTAGTTACTGTCTTATTTGCCAAAGCATATTCGGAATTTGTACGCTCAAAAAAGTTTACCTTAGACTCAATACTAATAAGTTCCATAAAATCAAATGGATTTGACGCATTATATATTTTATCATATCCTAACTGTAAACAGAGACGGTCTGCTACAAACTCAATATATTGCGTCATGAGCTTCGAGTTCATGCCTATCATGCGACAAGGAATTGCCTCTATAATAAACTCCTTCTCTATTTCTACTGCCTCCTGAATAATTTCATGAATACGCTTTTTAGGAAGACGGCGCTGCAACTTAGAATATAATAATATAGCAAACTCGGTATGTAGCGCCTCATCTCTAGAAATCAATTCATTAGAAAACGTAAGTCCAGGCATAAGGCCACGTTTCTTTAACCAATAAATAGCACAGAAAGAGCCACTAAAAAAAATCCCTTCAATAGCCGCAAATGCCACCAGACGCGACGCAAAACTACTACGATTATCCCCTAACCACTTCTTTCCCCAATTCGCCTTTTTTGCGATACATGGGTAATTTTTAGTTGCCTCAAAAAGCATCTGTTTTTCCGCATTATCTTTTATATAGGTATCAATTAAAAGACTATACATCTCCGAGTGGATATTTTCCATCGCAATTTGAAATCCATAGAACGCACGAGCTTCAGATACTTGTACTTCCCCCATAAACCGAACCCCCAAATTTTCAGCTACAACACCATCTGATGCAGCGAAAAATGCCAATATCATTTTAATAAATTTTTGTTCGTCCTCTGATAACTTGGACCAATCATTTAAATCCTGAGCTAAATTGACTTCATTAACAATCCAAAAGCAGTCTACTTGGCGCTTGTACATTTGCCAAATATCGTCATATTGGATGGGAAACATAACGTGACGGTTATCGTCAGGTTTTAATAATGGTTCCACGAATGTTTGCTCGCTCATTCCTTTGCCTAAATAATATACTCTTGATATTTTTATTCCCTTTTGTTTTATTATTTAGCTAGATGCGTTTTTTACGTCGAAATTATATCAAAATTGAGATGGTTTTCTAATTCCTAATTTTCCGGCAATAAACAGGTTTATATTTTTATGCCGATATTTCATTACCAACGTCGTGTAAGTTTTGAAACATTAGATTCCAAGCTTCAAAGTATCCTACTTGTCTATATTTTATATCCCACCTTTTGCAAAATACCTGCAATTCTTTACCAACTTCTGGACCGCGATATTGAGGCATCGCCGGAAATAAATGATGTATTACTTGATTATTTAAGTATCCCATTATCCAGCCTACTAGTTTGTTTTCTGTTTCTATGTCCACCGTATGTTCAATAGCATAACGAACCCAGTTTGGGTTTTCATTTATTTTGACGATGGGGGTGAATGTATGCGATAAAGAAAAATGACCAAATAAATACAATCCAGTAACCCATAGAGATAGCATGTGGTACAAAAGTCCATAATATATTCCAACATTACCTAGTTTCATAAATAATAAAACACGTGATGTATGTCCACCAATAACTAATGCAGCTTGTATTAAATTTTTATCACGAACTATTTTTCGAGGGTGTAAATATAAAACCCAAAATAACATTACTAAAATACCCGATGTAACTGGTAAAAAAGTATATTTTTGATATTTCAGCCATATTTTTATTGGTCCGTTAAAAAAATATTTCTTATTTATTACATCATTATGGAAAACAACAAGGGGGGCGGTATCTAAATCTATATCATGACCTATTTTTTGAGGCGTTGCGTGGTGCTTATTATGCATGCTATTCCACATAGAACCATCTACAAAAAGCCCAAATCCCATCACTATATTCTGTATTTTTTTATCTATTTTTATATTTCCAGTCAATGAATTATGACCGGCCTCGTGTTGTAACCAACCACATTTACCACCAAAAAACCCAAATAATAATATAGCAAAAAAAACATTATAATGAATTGTTAAAACGGAAATAGTATATAACATGAAAAGCTCTGATATTCGATAGATTATATGCGTATACGATGGTTTAAAAAATCCTCTATCTTCTAATGACTTTCTAAAAATCTTAAATTCTTTTAACATCTCTTTATCATTATCTTCGCTGGGGGTTTTTATTGTTTTCAAAATAGGTAACGACTTTAATATTGAATTTGCCGTTTTAGAACGATAATGAAACTCTCGAAATGCGTCAGTAGCGTCTTGTCCATCAGTCATGAAATTTATTACATTCCCACCAGGATGCTTAAAACTCGTAATATCATACTCATTGCCATCAATAAAAATCGTTTTTTTATTCATTTAGATAATGATATATAAAATCTTTTTGTTCTTTATTTGGAATATAATTTTGTAATTTTTACTTGAAAAAAGAAAAAGGCAGGTGACCTAAATTCTTTTTTCGATTTACATTCTTACTTGGCCTTGGCCTTGGCCTTGGCCTTGGCCTTGGCCTCCTGAAGGCGCACATGCTTTGCAGAGTAGGGCGCTGTACCCTTCTGCTTATCACGGCCCTTCTTCTCAGTTCTTGTCTTGGGAGCATCCATGTTATATGTAGTGGGTGGTTATTTGAATACTTTTACAATATGAAAAAAGTTATCCAATTTTTTTACCGTTTGAGAACATTAGTCATAAATAAATGTATCCATATTATAAAACGACATGATAAATCCGCTGTGTAAATACAAAGATATTATTGGAAAACCAAATACAGGCGTACGCAAATATCGGATTTTTGATATTGCAGTCCTAGACACAGTCGTAACAATACTAGGGGCATATTTAATAGCTTGGTATTTTGGATGGAAGTTCTGGAAAGTTTTAGCGATTGTGTTTTTAACCGCAATTGCTTCACATCGAGTATTTTGTGTTCGCACTGGACTCGATAAAAAGCTTTTCCCTAACTCTTGAACCATTTACGTCAATAAAGATTATTGATGTAAATAAAATACACTTGTATTATAATACAAATGAAACACAACATTGATATTGGCCTATTCGATTCATTGGGAAATGAATCCTCCAAGCCTGAGCCTAAGCAGCGTGGTCGTAAACCAAGGAAACAAAACGAAAAAGAATTATTAAAAGATTATAACGACGAAATAGGCAAAGAACGAGAAGGCAAAGAACGAGAAGGCAAGGAACGAGAAGGCAAGGAACGAGAACATCCGTCCAATTCATTTTATCATGGTTCTAATATGTCTACAAAACAACGCAGTATCTATGAAAATTATCAATATTTATCTCCCAATGAAAAGAATATATTTGACACCAAATTTACCAAACCAAAAAACAATAGTCAAGAAATTTATAACAGCATCTTACGTCAAAAATCAAAAAAAATCGTTGTTGCAACTGGGCCAGCAGGCACTGGCAAAACTCTATTTGCTACCGAATATGGAGTTAAGAATTTTTTATTAGGCACATATGAAAAACTTATATTTACGCGCCCATCAGTCTCAGTAGACGAAGACTTGGGATACTTACCTGGAACATTAGAAGAAAAAATGGCTCCATGGGTACGCCCCATATATGATATTTTATATAATTTTATCTCTGCTAAGGATGTTACCGCATTGTTAGAAGAAAAAATTATTGAGATAGCTCCTCTTGGATATATGCGTGGACGTACGTTTAAAAATTGCTGGATAGTTGCTGATGAAATGCAAAACTCGACGATATCTCAAATGAAAATGTTGCTGACACGTTTAGGTGAAAATAGCCGTTTAGTAATTACAGGCGATTTAGAACAATATGACCGGCCATCTGAACTTAATGGTCTCGAAGATTTTTTAACCAAATTCAAAGGCAAGCGTTCTTCAAGTATTACTAGCTTTGAATTCCAACGGAGTGATATACAGCGCGAGGAAGTTGTCAAGGAGGTTCTCGATATTTATGGCGGAGATGTGCCAATTGATTATCGGTTAGAAGATGGTGATGATGAAGGTGGCAATATTTAGAAACATATTTTTTTCCAAGTATAAAGTATAGTATTAATGAACCCCGTTATTAATTTCTTAAATAAAAACATTAAATTGAGTGGTAATTATGGTTCTCTGTTACAAAACCGCATCGTTCTTTATTTATTATGTTTTATTGCCATCATTGACGTTATGTATTTTGCAACAACAAGCGACATTCGTTCTCTAGTTACCTTATTAATTGTCGGGTTACTTACAACGTTCTTTAATAAAAATATGATTGTTGTGTTAGTAATCGCGCTTACGGTTACTCACGTCTTAAAATACGGTACTAATGTTAATGAGGGAATGACTACTCGCGAAGGTATGAAAGAAACCATTGATGCAGCATTGAGTGAAGTGGCATCTAATTCAGATGAGAAAGGCGACGAAAAACCGGTTCTCGAAAAAGAGCCTAGTCCAAAAGAAAAGAAGGAAAAAATCGATAAAGACGCATTAAAAGAGTCTTTAAAAACCGATTTTAAGGAATTCCAAGATATTCAAAAAGATATTGTTGATGGTTTACAGAAGATTGACCCTCTTTTAACTCGTGTTGAAAAGTTCGTTGAAAAGTATGAGAATTACAAGGCTATGGGTGCCGCCGGGTCTGCAAAATAAGAAGTACAGACCAAAATAACTTTTGTCAATAGTATATAGTAGATATACCATTGATTAAAATATAATGCCAAGTATTGGAGATGCATTTGGCTTATTGGGAAAACTTATCGAATTCATGATTACGCTTCCAGCGCGCATAGCGAATTTAGTAGTCGGCACTACTAACATTCTTATTGGAATCGGGTTATCTGCAATGCATTTAGGTGAAATTGTGCCAATGGTCTTCCTGGATTGGCTAATTATATTGGGCTATATGTTTGAATTCGTAAAAACATATACAGTATGTAGCGTATATTTCTTAACAAATATAAAAAACTGTATTTTGTACTATGTAATTGAGATGTTCGGGGTTCTACTGTATATGCCGATTCGCATCATGTTACTTATATTTAAATTATTCGGCGTTAATTTGTATCCACTCGAAAAAAAAGTATGGGAATCTTTAGATAAATTAGACCGATATGTTGTTGGGAACCTGGGATTCCATATTATTTATTGGCCAAAAGCAATAAGAAACCAATGTTTTAATTGTAAACGACTCAAGATAGATATATTGATGCAACGTGCTGGCGATGTCGGCGATGACTTCTTCGTTAAAATCCCTGCCCTCATTAAGAATGCTATTCCTCTTTTCATTACTGGCGCTAATGAGTTGGGTAATATATTCGCTAGCGGAAGCCCTCCCATGCCTGGACCTATTTCAGTACAATTCTAACATAGTAGGGTTTGAATAAATTGAATATTATAAGCATTATAGTATTATAATACTATAATACTATATACAATGGGGAAAAAATGCATACCCGGATTATTCTGTATTGAGAACATGACACTATTTTTATTAATTGTTATTTTTGTTCTCTTGATTTATATGTGGTATACTCAAATAGTAAAACCATTAAACGAACGCGCAAAAGTTATTGTAGTAAATACGCCACCGCAACAAGCATCTTTGAATGTAGGATTGGCAACTCGACAAGACCCATTTAACGACCCTTATGCACCACCTATGAAAACCGATGGACTATTTTATCCACCTGATTCTAGTGATATTCGCGGCATTCCCATAAATATCCGCAGTCGCGGTTTAAATACAGGTTATCAACAAATCGGTATTTTAACGAGAACAAATAGCGGTTCAGACATGATACTTCCATTAATGGGAAGACGGGTAATGAGCGGCCGCGATAAATGGCAATACTATACCATTTCAAATAGTAGTGGAAATATAAATACGAAATTACCTATAAGCAAAAA